GGTAGGACTGCTTCCGACACCACGTGCCGTGGAAGTGGTGGAACACCCCATGAAAGCTGCTGCGAGAACGAAAGACAGAACGGGTACGAAACTCAACAACCTTTCGTCAGGGGCTGCGTTCGGGCTTCTTCCCACTCCGATGGCGAGCGATGCAACAACCGGAGCGATAATTGGAAAGAACGACCAATTTGTTACGACCAGAAACGGGACTCCGAGGAGAATCAATCAGAACGGACAGAACGGAAGCGTAGGACTTGCGAGAATGGTTCGGTTGCTTCCTACTCCCAATGCCCGGGAAGCGGACAAGTACAGCAAGAAATACAATCCGAACAGTCAAATGGGCACAGCTTTGACAGCAATGGCGGTGAATGGGATGCTCCCTACTCCAGCAGCGAGGGACTATCAACCCTCCGTTTCCCCACAAGCATTGAAAAGAAAAAATGGGAAAATGAGGACGGATGCTCTGTGCAACCTGCCGGTAATGTTAGGAGAGCATCATTCGCAGAACGGTGGAAAAACTTCCCAACTCAATCCCCTGTTTGTAGCCGAGATGATGGGATTTCCACCAGATTGGACGGTATTGCCTTTTCAAAGTGGCGGCAGGAATCGATAAAGGCATATGGCAATGCGATTGTCCCACAAGTAATGTATGAGATATTCCAAGCTATTCAAGAAACTTATAATCAATAATAACCATGGACAATTCAATTTATAAAAAATGCACAGAGTGCGGGCAAACAAAGCATATTTCAGAGTTCAGCAAATCATATCCTAACAGGTGTAAAACTTGTGTAGCAGAACACACGAGACAAATGAGAGCTGCTGAAAAACTTAAAGCTAAAGTAAAGGCTACCGGCGAGGTCATAGATGTTGAACCGTCAGGTACTATGCAGGTTTTATGCGGTTCATTCATAACGAAAGACGGTCGAAGAATGCCCGGAACAGCACTTGAATTTGAAAAAGCCATAGACTGGGAACAACGCAGATACGAGATTGCGAAAGAGATAATGAAAGGATTTTCAGCCAATTCACATAATCAGTGTGTGGATGCAAGTAGCGAAACGTTAGCCCAGTGGAGCATTAGCGGTGCTGATGCTCTTATTGCAGAATTGAAGAAAGGAGGTAAAGGATGAAAGTAATAGTTTCATTCAGTGGTGGCAAAGATAGTCTTGCATCACTTCTTTGGGTGCGTAATAACCTAACAAAAGATTTTATTACAGTATTTTGTGATACAGGTTGGGAACACCCATTGACCTATAAATATATCGAAGAAGTACAGGAACAACTTGGCTTAAATCTCATTACCGTCAAGTCAAAGAAGTTTAACGGTATGGTAGATTTGACAAAAAAGAAATCACGCTGGCCATCCTCGCAACGGAGATTCTGCACATCTGAATTGAAAACCATTCCGATGATTGACTACATACTCGATGAAGTAAACGATGATGTTCTGATTATACAAGGAATACGTGCTGCCGAGAGTGCCAAGCGTGCCGAAATGTCCAAGCAATGTACGTACTTCAAGTATTATGTGCAGCCATACGGTAAGGATAAGAATGGTAAGGACAAGTACCACACCTATCGTCGCAAAGATGTATTGGCATTTCGAAAGAAATATGCTGATGACCTATTGCGTCCGGTATTCGATTGGTCGGCACAACAAGTGATTGACTATATACTTGAAAATGGAATACAGCCTAATCCTCTCTACCGAATGGGCTACAAACGTGTTGGTTGCTTTCCTTGCGTGATGGCTTCACAACAAGACATTTACAATATCAGCGTACAAGAGCCAGAAAGGATAAGCTACATTGCAGGTCTCGAACAACAGTTCAACAGCAGTTTTTTCGGTCCTGATAAAATTTCATCTAAGTATTATAAGGGTGAATATCCTCTAATCAGCGATGTTGTTCGTTATGTACAAAGTAAACGTGCAGGTGGTTCTCTG